TAAAAATCAAGTACTCGTAGCCGTTGTTGTCTATCGCCATTGAGTATGGCGTCAGGAAGTCGCTTGGCATTGTCAGGTATTCGTTGCCCGACGTGAGCGTGCCCGTCACATTCTTCCGGAAGTCCGGCAACTGGCATCGCTTGAGTATTCTGTCCTCTGCCTGTTGGATGATTAGCGGTAGGTTGTTGACAAACGTGGTCTCGTTCGACTCGACGTAGTCCTGTATCGCCTGCTTTAGCGTGGTAAATGTGAATGCCATTAGGAAATCTCCACCGTTACACGCCCAACCACGCCTTCCATGTCAAGCCCCACAGTGCGACTGCCAAGAGCAGTGTCGCCACCACCAACGGGGTTCCAAGCAAATAGGCGCCTGCTTTCGTCAAGTCCATTATCAGGGCGGGGAAAGCGCAGAGCTTGCGGGTCGCTTGCATTCACATCTCCTAGCTTTAACTGGGGCTGGTCTTGGTCAACCACGTCCCTACCAACAAGGAGGCCGTTCCAGCGGCCATCCTCTATCTGGCGCACAAGGTCTCTCAGCGGGTAACGGAAGCCAGTGCGATCACAGTACCCAAAAGCATGCTTGCCTTTTGCATAGCTACTCATAGATCGTTATACCCGCCCGGAGCAACGTACAACGCCGCCTTTTCCCGAGACGCATCTGCCGCCAACTCCCACTGCTCCTCGTAGACCTGCTTGAGTAGCGGGATCATCTGGGCAGACTCTGGGCGCTTGCTGGCGACTTGATACGCCAAGCCAGCCACAAGGCACGGAAGATATCTTGCCGGCACATCCATGTTGTTGGACGCCGGACTTCCGCTGTCCTCGACGCGCTCCATGTAGTAGTACGCAAAGGTGTAGCTGGTAGTTGCATCTGGAACGGGCCAGACGTGAACCGTAATCCCAGTCGGCTTCCTTTCTACATAATACTGGAGCGGACGCCCTTGAGTGAGCTTGTTCGTCTGGTGGGCATACTGGCTGACCGATATGCGTTGCATGGTCAGATCCGTTTGTAGCGACGAGTTGCCAGCGTCCGTGCGTAGCAACCCCTCGACTATATCTAACTGGTTAGATGGAAGGTCGTATGACGACGTTCCTGCGACAAGAGCCAGCGTGGTGTCCCGTACTGTCCAGAGATTAAGACCCCGGTTTTGCCACTCAAGCATGAGCAGATCAAGACTGCGGCGAGCAGTTTTGTAATCGTACCCGCTTCTAAGCGCAAGCCCAGCACGCTCGTATGCCTCCTCCATGATGTCTGACAAATCAAGGGTGAAGCTGGTTGTTCCGCTTGTAGCCATTTATACGACCCGCCCTCTCGTTCTGCCGCGCTTTGCAATACCATTCATACACTTGGCCTTCGGTAGCGCCCCGCCAGATGCCTTCTTGTTGACGCCAGCCTCTGATAAGGCGATAGCAATAGCCTGTTTCTTGTCTGTAACCTTCCTGCCTGAGCCGCCGGACTTTAGCTTGCCGGACTTAAACTCACCCATCACCTTGTTGACCTTTTTGTTTTTCTTGCGGGAGCTAGGTGCATTTGCTGTTTGCTTAGCCATCTGCGCTCTACTGATCGCCATTGCGCTCCTCCTCAAGACGAACAAGCCGTTCAACCCATGCGTCAACCCGAACCGACAGTCGATCAACGTCAGGCTGAGCGCGGCTTGGCGCCTCTTTTAGCTCTTCCAGCCTACGCTCTAGGCTCTCTATCAGCATATCCTGCCTAGCGTCGGCGGGTAACGCGCCAAGCTCTCCGCGAGGCCACAGTATTCTGAACTCGGTGTTCATGTCGATAATCATCTGATTCTTCAGCATCTCCCTTTCGATGCCTTGAATGCGAGACACGATGCTGAAGTAAGCGGACGTTGCTATTACAACCCCCACGACGATAGACACCAGATTTCGCAAAGGAATCGTTACCTCTGTACCGTCGTTGATCTGCGGCGCCATTACCACTTAGCCTTATCAGCCCAGTACGCGGCAGACATCTTCCCTTTTTTAATGTTTTTCGCATGACGCGCCTTAAACGACTTGCGCTTCGCTTTCATGCGCTTTGACTCTCCAGCTTTCGGCTTGCCTGCTGTTTTTGCGCCTTGCTCACCAAAACGTATCACCTTTTCCCTGCCGCCCTCGCACGCCTTCACGACGTGGGACTTCTTCGGGTGATTTGGCGTTCTTCTCGGCTTGTTGCAGGCCATCGCCTTTTTGTCTACGCGACCGCCGCTCTTGTAATAAAGACGCATTACTTCCTATGCCTCGCGGTTTTTTTCGCCACCTTCTTGGGTTGCGAGGAATGCTGTTTGCCTTTTTTGGTGTCAGCCCGCTTCTTGCGGGTAGTGGCGGCGTACTCGCGCGAGGATAGCGATTTGATTGCCTTTTCAGGCAGATATCGTTCTCCTGTAGCTTTCGACCCTTGAGTGCTAGGCTTGCCCGACTTGGTTCGCCATTTCTGCTTGGTCCACTTCTTGAGGGACTTCTGCGACTTCTTCAGCGCCATCAGTCTTTATACCCGCCGCCTGCCGACTTGTACTGCTTGGCAAGCATCTGCGCTTTTCTTGCGCTCCACTGTCCGGGTTTTCCGCCCTTGCCGCCAGCTTTGATCTTGTTAAACAGGCGCTTACGCAACGACGGCTTCGTGTAGTTTCCGGCCTCGTTTACGCGAGACTTAGTCTTTCCGCCAGCCTTGTAGTAAAGGCGCATTAGCCGTACTGCTTAACAACTTTGAGCACAACGGTGTAAACGTCGCCAACGCCTGCGCCTACCGTGGTGAATGCGATGTCGCCCGTAACGCCCGCTCCGGCGTTATTCGGAATGCCGTTGAAGTCGGAAAAGTCCACTGTGTCTGAATAGTCAGCAGGAATTTCCCACGCCAAAACATCTGCTGTGGCGTCAAAGAAAATCTTAATTCCCATTCCGATGGTAGAGTAACGGATTGACTCAATGCTAACGCTGGTGCATGCGGCCTTGCTCACCGGGTCGGCGCTTAACGCAGAGACATCGACCTTAACAACAGCCGACTCCCCTGTCCCGTCGCTGACGTTGGTAAACTTGAGGATTGCATGGCGGGCGCCATCTTGAATAGTTTGGCTTGTAACTGCGTCAGCCATTTTAATCTCCTAAAGAAAAGGGGCCGAAGCCCCCTGTATTAGCTCAGGTTTCGATTCTGGAGATACAGAACGGTTACAGTAGCCGCGCCTGCGGTAGCCGCAGTACCCGTCTGATTGTAAGTGATGGTCACGTCTACGTCGGTGGTACCGATGTCAACAAGATTGCCAAGCTGGCTAGCATCAGAGGTTGCCAGCAGACGAGCCGCAGAGCTTACGTCCAGTGCATCTGCATACTTGTCAGCAGTAGTGCCGTCGCCAATATCAAACGTGTTGGTGGTCGCCGCGTCAAAAGGGGTGGTGACATCCACGCTAACCTGCCAAAGCTGGCTGTTGGCGGGCACAGTAGCAACAACAGTTTCGGTGCCGTCAGCGCCAAAAACAACATTTGCGCTTTGCGCCATCAGCACGAAGCCAACATTTGCCTTGTCTGTACCAACAGTCGTTCCGGTGGTGTCTTTGATGGTTCCGGCCTTAATAGGCCCAGAAAAAGTAGTAGTACCCATGAGAGTCTCCTGTCTGGGTGAGTCTAATGTTCCATGTGGAACAATTAGTCAGGAAAAGAAAAGGGGGCCGAAGCCCCCTGTGTTATTAGGACGTGCCGGGAGATCCGTAGATGCCCAGAGGATCGGATACGCCGAAGCTGTATCGCTCACGAGCCTTGTACCGGACGTTGCCGGTGTCAAAGTCGCCGTCCATTGAAGTTTCCAGCGCGGTGCGCGAGAAGTGCTTCATGCCGTTCGGTACATCGGTAATGATGAAGAAGGCGTTGGTGTCAGTCAGGAAGTGATTGACTGAGTAGCCTTCTGGAATCGAACCGTTGTTGCGAAGGGCGTTGATGTCGTTGTCAGCCGTGCCAACTCGACCTTCAGTCTCAAGCAAGCGAGTTGCTACAAACTGGAGTGCGGGTGGAACGATCAAACGACGGGGGCGAGCCGCGATCAGCAGTCCACGCTCATCGGTGAATGCGGCGATGTTAATCACAGCATCTTCCAATGAGGTTTCGTTCAGATCAGCCGCAGTGGTAGGACGGTTGGAGTTTGTTCCACCGTTTACCAGCGGGTGAGCCGTGCTGAACAGCGTTACGCCGTCACCAGAGTTGAACGAGGTGAAGCCGTTGTTAAGGGGGTTAGCCGCCTTAACCTGCTTGGTATGCGCCATTGCCCTTGCAAGAGCTTTTGTATATCTTGCAGACAATGAGTCATATAGATTGTCCTCCATTGCTTCTTCTGTGATACTGAAGCCGAGAGCAATCGTTTCATGATTATACCTAGCAGTGAACGACTCTTGCGCCGAGTCATAGCTGATGGCCGCGCCTTCAGCTTTAACTGGTGCGGCACCAAAGCCGGACAACTTCACTTCTTCTTCAAACGAACGCTCAGATGATTCAGTTTCATAAATCATCGTGTGCTCGTCATCGTACCGCTCGTATTCCAGACCGAACAAGGCGTTCAGGCCGGGGAGCAGTTCTTTCAGCATTTGTGCGCGTGAAATAGCCATTACCTAGACCTCCTTAAACGCCAAGTGCCGTCTCGTAAGCGTGGCTAAGTGGAAGATAGGTGACGATGCAATCGGTGAACGAGTCACCTACAGAGCTTGTCGGCCCATCCACGAAGTCCACAATACGAAGCGGGAACGTGTTGGTTGTTGCGATTGAACTAGCGTCAAGAGCGTTCTTGCTCCTGCCGATAGAGGTTGATCCAGCAGTGCTGATAGCTTGGACGTTATTACCCAGACCAGTCTGAGCAATACTTCCGTCGCCCTGCATCTGGAATACGAGCTTGGGATCATCCGCGACATACGCCACGATATCATCCGCCGCAGTATCCGCAGGGAAGTACTGGCTGAATGTTTTTTGGTTGGTGTTGGGATCGGTGTAAGCGCAACCGACAAAAATGCCGACAGTGCCAGCGACTTTTGCAGTGGTAACTGCCGCCTTTTCTACCGTCCCAGCCGCAACCAGCTTGACGAAATCGCCATAAAAGATTGACGTGTCATAAGCATTCGCAATCTTGATATGGCGGACTTTTCCGGTGAAAGAACCAGAAGCACTAAGAGTGCCTACGGGTTCTGCACCCATCGGAGTAGCTGTAGTAGCCATCTTTAGTCTCCATACTTAGATGAAAGGCCAAAGCTCTCCGGTAAACCGGAGTCAACTTCGACCAAAGGTAGTCCGAGTTGACCGCTCAGGGTTGAGAACGGGCATTCGGGGATCGTTTTGCTTTAAGAAGTTGTTATCTACGGATTCCATCTGGCTGTTGGCGACATTCTGGAAATGGTTTTCTCTCGCCCGCGCATTAGCCTCTGGCTGTTTGCACAGGAGAAGTCCGCCGATCTCAATGTTTCCCTTGAACCGGGAATCAATGTCGGACATCACCTCTAGTTCTGGATGATCTTCCGCCTTCACAGGAACCCAGCCCTCCCGAAACTTCTGGGAGACGTTCGTGTTATCCGCATGGCCCAAAGTGCTGGTGCGTACCCACCGGAACACCCATCCGTCTTGCGGAGCAGGGTTCGGCAATACGGAGGCCGGAATCCACGAATCGCTAGGTCTTGTCTCAACTTCTCTGGACTCTGCGTCCCTTTTAGTGCGCTGTTCTGCCATTACTGAGCCTCCTTAACAAGCTGGTTGGCATATTGTTCGGGTGTTAGTCCTAGCCTCTTGGCTAGACTTAGCTGAGTGCGAGTCAGCCTCACCTTGCGTGGCTTCGCGCCGTTATTCCGCGAGGAAGGCGCTGTGACCACGGGGGGACTTTTAGTGGTAAATGCCCCTTCCGAGGCATCATCACCAAAGTATTCTGGAAACTTAGAACGCATTGTGCGATCTATAGCCTCAAAGTATTCGTCGGAGTTGGGGTCATACCCCTCATCCCTGACAAGCCGCTCATGGACGCCATACGCCAGAGCGGTCATGTCCTTTTCCTGACCAAACCACGGGTTGTCCTGCGCCCACTTAGCCGCCTTTTCAGTTGGCTGTGGCGGCTCTTGAGCCTTTGGCTGTGGCCGTGGCTGTGGCTCTTGATAGGGCTGATACTGCTGTTGCGGCTGTCTTTGCCGCTGAGCATTCATCTGGTTCATCTGGTAGTCAGCAGACTGAAACTCAGACTGCGCCCTCATCATAGCTTCTTGGGCTTCGACAACCTTATCCGTGTTTCCTTCTTCGTATGCTTGGCGATACTGAGCTTTAGCTTGCTCCAGAGCCAGATTAGCTCGCTCTCGAATCTGATGAACCAGATACTGCTCGCCTTCTTGGATGATCGCATGATACTTCCTGTTCTCATCCGCATACTTCTGCGCCACTCGGACAGCTTCTTCGCGCATCTTTTCAGCGGCTTCACGTTGCCGACGCTCTTCATGCTGTTGGTAACGTAGCTTATTGATGCGTTTTTTAACCTTGTCGGAGTAACCCTCCAGTTCCTCGTCGTCACCGGAATCCTCCTGCTTGGCCTCTTTTGCCGGAGGACGCCTGTCCTCTGGGGGTCGGTCATCTACAACCTCAACATCGACATCGGCCTTTTCGCCACCGATTGTCGTCTTGACACCGAAAAACTTGTCCTCAGAGGACATAGTCTGCTCTTCCATCTGCTCTTCGCTCATACCTTCACAATCCCCCTTGGGTCTTCAACTACTGCTTCAACGCTGTCGTCATTGATAAGGCGAAACTCCTTACCATGAACCTTGAATCGCGTTCCGCTGTATGAGCGCATCAGCACCCAATCACCTTCCTCGCACCACGGGCCGCTTGGGAAACGGTTTTTGTCTCCGTAAGCGTCAGCGCCCATCTTCATCACAAACCCGCAAACAGAGCCAATCTCCTCCATTTGCATGGTTTCTCTTGCTTTGAGGATGCCTCCCTCCGTCATTTCGTCCGGTTCAGGGAGGGCGATAAGTAATTTGTAGCCTCTGGGTTCGGGTAGTTGCTTGGCAACCTGTGTGTCTTCTTCAGTCATAGTCCGTTCCTGCACCAGAGATAGGTGTCTGGTGTCACCATGCGTTACCGTATGTAACGAATTACTCGCGCTCTAGCCTCTCATCTAGGTCTAACAGCGTCCTTTCGGCAAAAGCCAGCCCTTGGATAATCCCCACGTTACGGGAATACTCATCCATGTCTTTACAACCGCCAATCGCCATGTGATCTGAAACCTCATTCATCTGGGTTCTCAGGTCATCCTGTATGGCTTTCAGGACGTTATTCGTTGCCTTTTTGCTCATCTAGGGTGTCCTTGATTAAGTTAAATCCAGCTTTGAAGCCCTCAATCTCTTGCTGGCTTTCATCCTTGGATTCCTGCATCGCCACCTTGGCGGCGATCTTTGCGCTTTCTAGGCGTTCCTGCTGATCTAGTTTTTCTAGATCAAGCATGGTTTTGGCTTCAGCCTTCTGTGCATCGACCTGAACTTTTGCCATGTCGGTTTGCGCCTTAGCCATAGCCTGTTGCTCTTTGAGCGCCAACTCGCGTTGTTGCATCTGAACAATCGGGTCTTGCGACTGTTTGGCGTTTTGCTCGGCTTGAGCCATCATCTGGGCCTTGCCGGTAACTTGTTCTGCGGCAGGTGCCGCCAGTCTGGAGATACGCAGTTCAATATCTTCAGGCAGTTTCTCGTCTGGGCCGGGAAGCTCTACGCCAAGCTCCTTCTCGATCTTGGCCCTGTAGGCAAAGGCAACGTGCTCTGCTATGTGAGCAGACATTGCCGCTTCAAGCGCCTTCTTGTTAGGCGCTCTGGCAACCATCTGTTGAATTTCAGGGTTCTGCAACGCCGCCATGTGAACTTGGATGTGCGCCTCGTGATCCTGATATATAAACGCCTTGACCGGCTCGCCCGTAATAATGTTCATGTTTTCTGTGACAGGGTCTGTCGGCTTGATGTCGTTCTCTGTTGGAACAATCTTATCTGCGTCCTGAATACCCAGAACGTCTAACATCTGGCGGTGAAGCAGTGGCATGTCATACATCTGGGGTGCCTGAGCCGCCAACTGCAACGCCGCCTGATATTGCATGATCCTTTGCGCCATCGTGCCCGCATTCGGGTCGCTGACGGGGATGATGTCCACCCGATTGTCAAAGTCTGTCGGGACAGTCTGCCCGTTCTCCTCTTCGTAGGGGTAGACCTCTGGGCCGTAATCCCTGACAAGCTCTGACAATATCTTCAATTCTTTGGAGACTGCGGCGTGAACGCGAGCCTGTACCGCGCTCATCACCTTCATCTCTCGCTCTAAAACTGCAAGCGTGGTGCCAACCGGCGCTTCGCCATTAATGTCTGAGGCTTTCACATCCGCCGCTGACGCGAATCGACGCCCCTCGTTTACAATGTCACCCAGCAACTGGTAAAGGACGTTGCTTGGCTCTTTGTAAGGCAGGAACGTGATGTTGTCGCGGATTGCGCCACCCGGAACGTCTACGTCTCGGAACTCTCCGGGCATGATCGGGGTATCATCGCCCTTGATTCTGAGTCCCCGAGATTTCAATCCTCCCGGTAGGTTGGCAAGCGTTCCGGCGTCTACAAGCTGTCGAAGCAACGAGGTTGCCGACTTGGATAGACCGCCGATCATATGTACTAGCCCGAAGCCGTAGAAACCCAACCCCGGCAGATACTGGTAGTGGACATAGTGATCCCGCTTCATCTTCTTGGGATCGTCTTCGTACCAGTTGCGTCGTATCGACAGAATCGTTCTTGATGACTTGTCAATGGTAACGACGTAAGGCAACGCAATACCCGTGGGTTTGCCCTGCTCCGTATCTTCAAATCCGATCAGGTCGATATCGACATGCATCTCCAGTAGGGTGTGCCGATTGTCGAACTCGTAGTTGTCGGAATCCCCTGTCAGCCGATCATATTTCTGCTGGATCTCTGAGATATCCGGGGACGGTGCTGGCAGGTCGATGTCCGAATAGAACCCAGCAACCTGCAACTTCCTGATCTCGTTGGACGTTTTCTTCATTACATGCGTTGCACGCTCGCACGTCGAGAGGTCAGACGCACCATAGCTGACCACAAAATCCTCTGCTGGCACAAACATGGCGCAGGGTCTGCCCATACTTGGGTCAAAGTAGACTTTGCGGAATGCCGAGCCTGCAATCGGCAGGGAGAACAACAGCTTCTCTGTCTCCGTCCTGTACTCCGTCATACGCTGGGTAATCAGGTAGTTTAGGTAGTTCTGTACTCTGTGCGCCTGCTTGGTCTTTTCGTCGTCTATCTTACCGACGATAGTGGTCTTTACAGGCCCACTAGCAGGATATATCTCCTGTATGGTCTGGGCTTGAAAGCGGATAACCGCCTCGGAAAGCATGGGGTGAAACACGCCACAAGCGCCTTCCCACGGTGTAGACCTGTCCTCAAACTTTAGTCCTAGCAAGTCAAGACCACGGACATAGGAATCTTCCCAGTCCGCACGGCTCATCCGATCAGCGTCAAACTGCCCGACAAGCTCACTCGCAAGACCGTCCAAGTCCCGCTCGTCCATGTACTCCGCAAGGTTAGAGCCATGCTCAATACCCATAAGGGCAGGCATATTCGGGTCGAAATCAATAATCATGCCCCCCTCTTCGTCCATCACGCTGACAGACTCAGGGTTTTCGATCACAATTTCTAGCTCCTGACCAGCCCCTTGAGGGCTGAAGGGCGTTGCTACGCGGTCAATAGCCACTTAGCCTTTACCGCCTCTTTCTGCTCTGGGGGGCGCACCGACTCCGCGCTTGCCCGGAAACGGTCTGGGCGTGTGACCCACCAACCCGCCAGATGCACCCTCCATGACCTTGCCGCCCTTGAAGTAGCCTTTGGGCATCATCTTGTTGGCTACCCTTGTCTTTCCGCCGCCTGCCATCTTGCCTTTGCCGTCTGCGGCAAAATGTGGCACCTCTTCGCCCTTGTCGTTGGTAAC